CACTCTTGACCATATCAACATCAAAAGACAGTTGAAAGGTAAAGGTGAATGGCAAGATGTCGAAATCACACTTTATGACCCCATTGTTCCATCAGGAGCAGTTTCGGTAATGGAGTGGGTTAGAACATCACATGAAAGTATTACAGGACGTGATGGATACGCAGACTTTTATAAAAAAGATATCAACTTCTATATGTTAGGGCCAGTTGGTGATAAGATTGAACAATGGACACTTAAGGGTGCGTTCATTCTTTCTGCAGCTTTTAACGATTTGGATTGGGCATCAAACGATCCATCTGATATTACGTTGACGCTCTCGTATGATTATGCGATATTGGAATTTTAAGAGTAAAACAATCTTACGATTCTAAAAAAAGAAACCTCTATTCGTTAGAGGTTTTTTTATATATTTTTTAGATTTATATATTTATATACAAACCAATAAAAACACGTTATGGCAGAATTTGATTTCCCCACAGAAATAATTGACTTACCTTCAAAAGGTAAAGTTTACTCACCTGATAACCCACTTTCCAAAGGACAAGTGGAAATAAAGTATATGACTTCTCGTGAAGAAGACATACTTGCTTCACAAAATCTAATTAGAAAAGGAATTGTATTAGATAAACTATTCGAATCAGTTGTGGTACAAGAAGGAGTAGATATAAGTGATATTTTTGTGGGTGATAAGAACGCCATCTTACTTGCCACACGCATTCTTGGTTATGGTGCTGAGTATAATGTTGAGGTCACAGACCCATTTTCAGGAGAACAACAAAAAGTTGCTATCGATTTATCTAAAGTACAAATTAAAGAAGTAGATGAATCAGTTCTCAATAATGAAAATAGATATACCATAGAATTACCACAATCCAAAAAGAGTATCACCTTCAAACTTCTTACACACAAAGATGAAAAAGATATAAGTGATGAAATACAGGCACTCAACAGACTTCGTAAAGATAAAGAAGGGCCATCACAGGAAGTATCAACAAGACTTCGATATATGATACAAGAAGTAGATGGGAATACAGATAGAGGATTTATTAACAAGTGGGTAAGTAACAACCTATTAGCAAAAGACAGTCGATTTTTCAGAAACTACGTAAAACAAATATCACCAGATTTAGATTTAACATTCAATTTCGTTTCTGAACTCACGGGTGAAGAGGAGGCACTCGATATCCCATTTGGGATAGACTTTTTTTACCCTTCCGAGTGATTACTCGATACAACTTCATACACAAATTTGGGAGATGGTTAACTATGGTAATGGATTTACCTGGTCAGAAGTCTATACTATGCCTATCCATTGGCGACGATTTTACTACAATAAACTTGCGGATGCTAAAAAGAAAGAACAAGAACAAATCAAGAAATCCCAACGAAAATCAACACCAAAAGGCCCTGGTGTAAATATTCGTAGATAACCTCATCTTTTCCAAACCCATATATTTATAGAATATATGGCGTGGTCTACAAAACAAAAAAAGAGTATAGATTGTAATAACCCCAAAGGGTTCAGTCAAAAAGCACATTGTGCAGGTAGAAAGAAACGTCAAAGAGGAGAGAAAACAAAATCCAAATCGGTAAGTGAAATGAAAAAACGAAAAAAACAACCAACAAATGAAGTTTTTGGTGCCGTAGATAAATTCGTAGGTAAATTTTTTGCGGGACTTGAAAAGGGTGCTGCAGATAGAATTATTAAGCAGGCAGAAAAAAAGAAGTTACCTCCTGATGCAATCGAAGCTATGGAACGTATAAAAAAAGACCGAGAAAGATTGAGAAAATCTTTGAGTAATTAACTCAAGTAATATTTTGTATGGCAGATACTGAACAAAATAAGAAAAATATAGATGAACTGAACGACTCACTAGAAGACGCAAAGAAACTGCGCGATGAATTACTTGCCAAACAAAAAGAAGGAATCAAACTTACCAAAGAGGAAATTGACTTATTAGAAGAGAAAAAAAAATACATTCAGGATGAAGCTGTCGCAAAGGGAAAGGAAAGACGAGAAGAAAAAAAGAGACAGCGTTCAGTAGAAGAAAATTTTAAGACAGAACATCAAAGTCTCAAATTAGAAAATGATATTGAACAATCCATTTCAGGTCAAATTGGTAAACTTTCTCAAAAAGAGGGATTGTATAAAGGCCTCGCTGATGCACAAAAGCAATCTTTTAAGGCCGCAACAGACATTGGAACTGAAATGCAAGCACAGTTCGCAATGGATGAGGAAAAGGCTAATCTTCTGACTAAAACCATTACGGGAACTTCTTCTCTCATGTCAATTCAAGAAGAAATTGCTAAGTTGGGGCCAGAAGATGTAGAACAAAGAAAGGCCTTGATGGATAAATACCGGACACAACTAGCTGCACAAGAAATGGATATCGCGGCCAAACTTGAAAGTGGAGAAATCACCGAGGAAGAGGGGAAAGCTTTACGTAGAATACTAGAATCTCAAGATGCGGGTCTTGAAAAGGCACTACAACTTAGTCAAGTATCCAAAGAACAGAAAGCAATATCCGAAAAACAAATTGCAGCCTACAAAAAAATGAGAGAAGGTATTGGAGCAGTTTTAGGAACTGCGCAACAACTATTCTCAGGCTTCAGTGGGTTTGTCGGGACTGTCTTAATTGGTGCGGGTTTTGTTGTTAATAAACTTGGTGCCTCAATCAAAGAAACTGGTGGTTTTGTTGAGGGGGTAACGGTAGAAGCCTCACTTCTTTCTTTTGTTTTCAAAGATGCAACTGCAAACGCAAAAGCATTGACCAAAGAACTTGGTGGTACAGAGGATGTAACATTAGGAGCACAAATTCAAACCAATGTTCTTGCAAATAACCTTGGTATAAGTGGACAAGAAGCAGCTGCCTTAACAGGTGCATTTGCTCGTTTAAATGAAGGTAGTACAAGTGTTGCAGGTGATATGATGGTCGCCACTCGTGAATTGGCAAAAGCCAATGGTGTTATTCCTTCAGCAGCCATGTCTGACTTGGCACAAAATACTGAATTATTTGCAAAGTTTGGGGCTGATGGTGGTAAGAATATTGCAGAAGCCGCAGTATTTGCACAAAAACTTGGTAGTAATTTACAAAGTGTATCATCCGTAGCGGATGCACTACTTGATTTTGACTCATCCATTAATAGTGAACTTGAATTAAGTGCGTTACTTGGTAGACAAATCAACTTAGACCGAGCTCGTGCTCTTGCATTTGAGGGTGAGTTGGATAAAGCTGTTCAAGAAACCGTGAAACAACTTGGTGGAGTCGCTGAATTTGAACGAATGAATGTTATTCAACGACAAGAGGCAGCCAAAGCACTTGGTATATCCGTTGGTGAGTTAGAGAAGATGGTCAAAAACATGGATAATCTCAATAAAGAACAGAATGTTTTTGACAAAGGATTAAATAAACTACAAGAAGGATTTACATTTTTAGTGACAGGCCCACTTGGTGGCATGCTCAAAGGACTTGGTGGGGGTATAACAATGTTGGGTCAAGCTAGTATGGCTGCCCAAGGATTTGGTATGAATTTGGGTGATGTTGTGAAAAAGACTGGTAGTATTGCCAAAAGTTCATTTGAAGCTGTAAAAAACTTCGGAAAAATGGCTGCACAGAAGTTATTCGGTAAGGGTGGTATGAAAGAAGCATTTCCTGGTGCGAATGTAGGAAGAAATGCTAAAGGTCAATTTACTAAAATGGGTAAAAAAGGTGTTGGGGACAATCTTAGTAAAACAACCGAAAATGCAGGAGATTCAGTCAACAACGCAAATAAGGTAAAAGGGGGTGAGGGTATTGGTGAAAAACTCAAATCACTTGCGGAAGGATTGAAAGCAATGGGGACACCAAAAGTATTATTTGGTGCAGCAAACCTCATTCCCACCGCACTTGGATTTGTAGCAATTTTACCAGGAATACCAGGTATGTTGGGGGTTTCGTTGTTAGGTGTTGGTGCTGGTACAGGGGCTGGTGCATTAGGTAAAGGATTATCTTTGATGGGAACACCAAACGTATTACTTGGTGCAGCTGCCCTTGCAGCTGCCGGTGTAGGTTTTGCTGCAATGACATTGGGTATACCAGGTATGTTAGGTGTCTCGTTATTAGGAGTACCCGCCTCCATTGGTCTTAGCGCATTAGCAGTTGGATTAACCACTTTTGGTACTGCTGCCGCAAATCCACTGGTCTTTCTTGGGATTGGAGCACTTGCTTTACTTGGGGCTGCACTTATTCCGACTGCATATGCACTTGGTTTAGCCGCACCCGCAATCTCCGCATTTGGTGATGTTATTCAGGGAGCTCTCAGTGGTCTCTCATCCATCGTAACTGCTGTTGCAAATGGTTTGGTTTCAATGCTCGGGGTAATAACACTCGAAAAAGCAGCTGCTATGTATATGATGGCCGGTGCACTTGGTGTTCTTGGTATTGCTCTTGGTGGTTTCGCAGTGGCTTTGACAGCTGCTGCCGTTGGTGGTTTAGTTGGCGGTGGTATATTGAAAAAAATAGACGAACTTACAGAACAAACAGAACCATTACAAATGACGGCATCCGCAATGCAGTTATTAGCGTCATCCATACAAAGTATTAGTGCATCACTTGGTACACTGAGTTTAGAAAAACTTGAAGCACTACAAGACTTTAAGATGAACCCTGTGGAAATGGGAGTAAAAGCAATATCACGAGGTATTGGTGGTGTTGTAGATAGAGTTAGTAGTTTAGGTGGTGGTGAAGAAGGAGAAACACCACAGGTATTCAGTGGTGAAGAAAGTGCTGATACGACTGGGGGTGTTGGTGATACACAAAATCAGTTGATACAACGACTCGATACTCTTATACAAGAAACAAGACAAAATAGAGACGTATATATAGATGGAAACAAAATTACAAGTGCCATCACTCAAACACAAGAACGTAGTACAGAAAATAGAGCTGGTTTACAGTTTGCGTAATTATGCCAACGATGTTAGATTTATTTAAGGGGTCACCACAAGATAGAGCAGTAAAACGTGGTAAAGAAACGTTTGGGACACAAGAAAGTGATGGTATTCGTGTTTCAACTCTTGTGGAAGCGAACAACCCACTTATTTATGGAACTGGTGCAATTCGTATCGCTAATCGTAGTATAGAGACTACAGAAATTCAAAAAGATGGGACGGGAATATCACCTGATGGTGGTCTTGTGGGTGAAGGTCTCGGTAGATTGACAGGTGGACGAGTAAACTCACTTTCCGAAGTACGTACTGCAATTACATCAAAACTTGGATTACCACAAAAACTTATACCCACCCGTATTGCGTCAAACGATGACTTTATTCAAGGTAAAGAACCCGATACCATTATCACACTTTCACAAATAAGACAGGATGGAGCAGGAACGGCGTTAGGGCAATTCTTGAAATCAACAGGTGGTGGAAATCCACAAACACTTGGCAAACAGGCTGTTGGAAAGGGTATTGGTGTAGTTAAAGACAAATTACGAGAACGAGCTTTTGGAGGACAACAGACGGTCGGTCAACTCACAGGAAAGCCTCTTGATACAAATTACTCATCTCAACAAACGTATTCCGATGTTCTTACAAGTGAAGGAAGAAATATTTACAACGAGGGTGGTGAGGCGAGTGGCGATGAAGTAAATGTACGATTTGGTAACGCATCCACTGACAAAATTGACTTACGTTCAGTCTCTCCTATTTTTGGAATCAGAAGGTCTGACGATAAGTTCGGTAAAAGTAATAATGCGTACACATTTAAAAATAGAGTGAATGAAACTCTACCTACGATAAATCCAATTAATACTTACTCTAATGTTCTTACAAGTGAAGATAGAAACATTTATGATGAAGGTGGTGAAGTAAGTGTGAATGATTCAAAGGTAAAATTTGCCAACGCATCCACTGATAAAATTGACTTAAAATCAGTTTCTCCACTATTTGGAACTAGGAGGCCTGATGATAAGTTTGGTAAAAGTAATAATGCGTACACATTCAAGAATAGAGTGAATGAAACTCTACCAATAATCAATCCAACGAATACCTATTCCGATGTTCTTACAAGTGATGGTAGAAATATCTACAACGAAGGTGGTGAAGTAAGTGTGAATGATTCAAAGGTAAAATTTGCCAACGCATCTACTGATAAAATTGACTTAAAATCAGTTTCTCCACTATTTGGAGTGAGACGACCTGATGATAAGTTTGGTAAAAGTAATAATGCGTACACATTCAAGAATAGAGTGAATGAAACTCTACCTACGATAAATCCAACCAACACCTATTCCGATGTGGTAATAGGCGAAGATAGAAACATTTATGATGAAGGTGGTACGGTTAGTGGTAATGAAGTGAATGTACGATTCGCTAATACATCTAATGATAAAATTGATTTAAGGTTGGTCTCGCCAATATATGGTATTGAACGTCCTGAAAACAAGTTTGGAAAAGGTAACTCAGCTTACACATTTAGAAATAGAGAAAACGAAACCCTACCTACGATAAATCCAACCAATACCTATTTAGAATCACTCGGACGTAAAGAAACAACCCCACTTGATACAGATAGACGATTTTCGGGTCTTGGTGAAGGCGATGGAATCAATCAAACAGGGGTAAATGATAATTATGATGATAGGGAAATTGAAGGATATAACCTCATACCATTTTGGATAAAAACTGTTGACGCACAGAAGGCAGTGCATTTTAGAACAATTATCGATGGTATATCCGAACAGGTATCTCCAAGTTGGAGTGACAATAACTTTTTGGGAAATCCATACAAGTATTATACCTATCAAGGAGTTGAACGAGAGCTTTCTTTCAATCTGAAAATATATTGTATGAATCCAACCGAGCTAGCTAAAAATTGGGAAAAAATACAATATCTTACCAGTAAGACATATCCATTCATACCAACAAAAGATGGGAAAAAACAATCATTTTTTGATGCACCATTCATTCGTTTCAGACTTGGGAATATGTACGTGAACAAAGTAGCGTTTATATCATCACTCAATTATACTATAGATGATAATACTCCTTGGGAAACCGAAATTGATGGGTTTTATCTACCAAAATTTGTGTCGGTTGCAATTGGAATGAAACTTGTTGAGAGTGAAGGTGCTGAAAATGCCCTCTATAATTACGAACGTAGTCGTGAAGCGATAGAACAAATCAGGGAAAGTAGAGAAGCAACCGTGGAAAGAAGACAAGCACTTGCAACATCCCAAGAAAGACAAGAAGTGCCAAGAGTAACAGTCACAGGTGGTACAAGTACTACCCCACCATCTCCACGTAAAGCTAAATCCTCACAAGGAGGTGAAGTTGATACACCACGTGAATCTCGTAGTCAATCTACTCTTATATCACAACCTAATATAGAAAAGTTGGCACAAAATGGCGAATAGATACAAAAATATCAAGCCCGTAAAACTCAAAGATGGACGTAGAGTTTATAAATCCAAGATATACCCGATTATACCAAAATCTGATACCGATATATATATTGTTAGTCAAACAGGTGATAGATTAGATACAATTGCATATCAATACTATGGTAATAGTACATTGTGGTGGATAATTGCAAGTGCCAACAACATTCATGACGCACCTCTTGGACTTAAAGATGGTACAGTATTACGAGTACCACAAAATTATCTAAAAATTATTAACGATTTCGAAAGATAATCATGTCTGGTTCACCAAGTTTTTATTCCAAAGTAGAAAAGGGAATTTACGATTTATTATTACAACGAGCAGGTAATAACGACCCAAAACAATTAGGTGGAGTTAGTGGATTACGACCTTGGGTACGTATTGTATCTGCTGTAAAAACCGATGAGGATAAGGAGACAGGTAATTCATCAGGTTTAGTGCTCGATAGTTATGATGGTGTTGGGTCGTTTGAGAGTCGATATGGTACACGAAATTCACCAGGTATATTAGGATATAAACTTGATTTACAAACACCCGTAACAACGGAAGAACAAGGTAGAGGATTACGACCAAGACCAACACTAACAAATCTCAATATCGAAGAGTTTACCATTGGTACTCGCAAAATCAATTTTGAGATTATTTGTTACACTAAAGAACAAGTCGAAACCATTTCCAAATATTTGATGGAAATTCGTTTTCACCTACTCATTGAATGGGGGTGGAATACCGCAAAATCACGTCAGAGTATTTGTGGTGAAAACGGCGTAATTGATGTATGCAATATGGTTGCTTACGATAGTTTTTCTGTGGTCAAAGAAAAAAGAAAAAAATCAGAACACCAATACGATGCAATTTTATGTCGTATAAGTAAAGTAGACTTATCACTTGGTGAAGGTGAATCATTTGTATTGAAAGTAAATGGAATAGGTTTAGGAGAAACTGCTGAATATCTGCAAACAGGACGTGGTGAAACAGATACCAATAAAAAAAATGAAGATTCAAAAGACCGTTTCAAAGATTCTGACATCAATCAGTTCGAAGGACAGGACAAACTTGGTAAGGTATTATTTGCACAGTTTTATAATATGCTCCCCACACAAAAACGTACAAAAATAACAAGAAAACTACATGAAACACATCCAATCGTAAACGACCCTGCAAATTATATCAATATCGATAGAGATATTCGTGAAATGGTAAAAAAAGGTATTGACTCTGGTAAAAACTTTATAGGTCAAGATAATCAAGAACTTGAAGTACCCGAGGGTGCAGATTTACAAAAAGTTTTTCCAGACCAAAAATTTGTAAGATTTGAAATACTAGATCTTGTACTCAATAGTATGAAACAAAGTAGAGATGGAAGTGAAGAAATTCGTTGTCCGAATATATGTAAATCAAAAAATTTAAAAATTAATATTAACAATACTATTATTCGTGCATTCCCATACATGTTTTCCACTGATAGTAGTAAATGTATTATTGTAAACACAAAGACACCCAACTTGGGAATTGAAAAATTCTTCAATAAAGCAAACCAAGAAAATGATAAAAGCATAATAAAATTTGACAAATTAGATGAAAATGTTGTGAATACACATCCTCCATCAAAAGGAGGTTACCCAGCCGACACACGTGAAGGAAAGAATGGCGGTGAATTAGACGCACCATTTGCATTTCCTTGCACCTATGATTTGACAGAAGAGTGGAATCCAATTAGAGAAATAGATGATACATTCATACCATATCAAGCCAAAGCTTACAATTGGGGGTGGTTGAAAGATATATATATCAACCTTGATTTTTTTAATTCAGTCATTACTAAACCGAATTATACTATGAAAGATATATATTATGAATTACTTAATGGTATATCCAGTGCTTTTGGTGGATTGCATGATTTTCAAATACGTGAATCTGTGCCACCCACAGGTGTGAAATCAGCAAGTAATAATTCTGGGAACTGTCAACGGAATTCTGATTCAATATCAGATACATTTAATCCAACACCTATTGTGACTCTTGGTACATCTAATACCCCAATTCCTCTTAAATCAGAAAGTGATAGCACTAAAAAGAAGGAATTAAATGAAGTACAAGTCGTTGATTTAGGGTTTACCGGTACAGTTGATGTCTCAGAACCTGATGAGAATCGTGAACCTAAACTTGTAGTTCGTGGTGTGGATTCGCCATTTTTATCCTTCGATTTATCAGTTGATGTACCCTCATCACTTGCAACCTCAGCAATTATGGAGAATAGAGGTGGTACGGATTCAAATACAGACCAAAATAATCCACGATACTTGAAAGGGACATTTTTCTCTAATTTTGAAGACCAAGTTGGTACTGAACTATTAAGAAGGTTAGAACCTGTTACTGGTTCAGAGGAAGATGAAGAATCTGAAGATAGAAATCCAGCTCTTGAATACTTGAATGGAAACGCAACTGTCTTACCATTTATCAATAATCGTGGAAAGAATTATGACATGACAAGCGGATTTTTTGATTGGATAAAGGCAAATGATACATCTATTAATGAAATAGTTTCTACCTATGCCTTCAAAGACATACAATTATTCAACCACTTAAAATATGGTGCAGAGAACGAATTTATTATAGGTGATTTTTTAGACAGTGAAGAGGTAGGAAGAACGAATCTACCACTTGGACTCACAACTGTATCATTTGAGATACATGGACTTGGTGGATTCAAAGTCGGTGATAGATTATTCTTTGAAGGATTGCCAAAGAAATTTACCGATGGGTTTATATATTATGTTACAAAAGTATCACACTCCGTGACAGATACAGAATGGAAAACCAGTATAGAAGCTAAATCAAAGGTATATCGTCAAAATGTCGAGTAACACAGTAAATGATTATATCAGACTAAAGAGTGCATCCACTGGCAGTAGAGAAGTGGTAGCACACCTACCAAACCCCACACAAGATGACTATGATAATGGATTTATTACACGATACTTTATTCAACGTACTAATGATAAGGAATCGCCTATATATGAAGTTAAATCAACGGTATATTTAGGATTTTCTTCACAACCAGATTGGACAGGTGTTTCGGTACGATGGAGACTGACAGGCCCATCACAAACTATTTACAACGATAAAGGTCAAATCCAAGATGTTAGTATAAGTGAATCCAATCGTAGAGTTATAGAACTACGAAAACTAAAAATGCCAAGTCTAAAAAAATATCTTGGTAATCTAACACAATTTTCTAAAAAATAACTTGGATAATTCCAATATATTTCGTATATTGTATCCATGATTGTAGAATCTACACAAGACATACAAACCTTTCTTGACGAGTACAATTCGTATCCATCTATTATTGTACTACCATTGAACTAGACCTTTCACAATCTACACAACCAAAGTGGGTATGGGATAAGAAAACCATGTTACAAACCAATCTTGGTATTCAAAACACACATGATATTCAAACTCATTATTTCTTTACCCACAATCATTTATACCCGTTAGAATATAAAGACCAACCATTTGTATCATTTTATACCCGAAAGGGACTTATACAAAATTTGGGAAAGACTACACCGATTATGAAATGGATAGAGTATCTTGATTCTCATTTCCAAGATTTACCAACTCAACTAACTACCGACAAAAATTGGGTAGATGGTGTAATGATTCCACTCCTTTCAGATATCGAGAAAACCCCAATCAGGGCCGTACCCCAATTTTTTTCAGATAGATTTCCATCTTCCACCAAACACCTTCACAATGATGAATATGTTTATACACAATACAATCCTTATACGATAACATCTCGTCCGTCAAACAGGCATGGTGGAGTCAACTTCTCTGCTCTCAACAAAAACGATGGTAGTCGAGATATCTTTATCCCACGAGATAACCATATTTTCTTACAATTTGATTATGATGCGTACCATGTTCGTATCATTGGTAAGTTGATTGGTTATGATTTACCCCAAACCTCCGTACACCAATGGTTAGCTGACCAATATGGAATGGAGTATGATGAAAGTAAAGGACGAACTTTTCGTATCCTTTATGGTGGGGTACGTGATGAAGATAAAGAGATTCCGTTTTTCAGTCATGTAGACGAATTCATCCAACGACTATGGACACAAGTCCAAGACCAAGGATACGTCAAAACAGGAAAAGGACGAAAGATTCAGTTGGAGTGGATAGAAAATCCAACACCACAAAAAGTGTTCAACTACTTATTACAAGCAACTGAAACGGAGTTCAATATTGAGGTTATGAAGACCCTGAAAGATCTTTTGGGTTTCCTGTCAAGGCAAGTTGGGGAGATAGTTATGGAGAGGTATAAATGAATAACGGACAACTTTGTATTATATCACCACTTTGTAAAATAGGTGAAAATGTTGAGATAGGTCATCATGTGATTATTGAAGATGATGTAGAAATAGGTGATAACACAATCATAAAAAATTATGTAGAACTTCGGCAAGGAACAACAATAGGAAAAAATTGTTATATTGATTCACGAGTGTCCATCTCAGGAAATTGTGAAATTGGTGATGGTGTAACACTTCGATATGATACAATTATTGCAAAAGGATGTAAAATTGGGGATGGGTGTTATATTTCACCAAGAGTGATGACTAACAATTTAGATACCACTAAAAATCCAATTGGTGGTGCAAACATTGGCAAAAATTGTTTTATAGGAACAAACGCGGTTTTACACCATGGAATTAAAATTGGTGATAATGTAACCATTGGAGCAATGTCCTTTGTCAATAAAGATGTACCCAAAAATGAAACTTGGGTAGGTATCCCCGCAAAAAAAGTATAGTATGATTACACAACAGACATACTATATCAAAATCACTCTTAAAAATTACCAAGATAATGATTTAGATGTTCGTATTTATAAAAAATACCATGATGATATTGGTACACTTATAGATTTGTTTAATGAAGAACACACATGGGATAAGATGTATACTATCCAAGATTGTTATACACGATTTTCTGATGGAATGATTTGTATGATTTGGTATGATAACGAAACTCCTATTGGCCTTATTTGGTACTATCCTATTGAAAACTATGTGTACTCTTTAAATGTCTTTGTTTCTAATAAACGACCGAATGGTAAAACAATTCAATTTTTCTATAAAACAAATTATCTACTAAAAACTCTTGGATACGATTTTAGGATTGGATATAATGATGATTGGAATGGAAAAATGAAAACAATTACTCACCAACAAAAAGATGTTGAACATATATCAAAAGAAGAGTTTTATAAATTGACCGAAAGTGTGAAAAAATATACTTATATATGAACAAAAATACAGAGAGAAACATGAAACATCTACTTACAACATTTTTAACACTTTTACTTACATTACCACTTTTACGAAATCACTTGCCCAACAGGTGATGTAGATAGAGGTGGAATGGACTTTTATGTTCCAAAGGATATCAATTTCCACACAGCAGACGATGATGATTATTCTAATAACATATGGGATAAAGGACATTTAGCGCCAGCAGCTGCATTTAGCTGTACCGAAGAAGAACTCAAAACAACCTTTTCATACCTTAACTCCGCACTCCAACACGAAGGATTAAATCGTGGTACATGGTCAAGATTAGAAACGTTTGAACGAAATTTAGCGGTATTTTATCCTGACTTACTTGTTGAAATTCATGTATTGTTTGGTGAAGAATCAGAAGAATTACCAACAGGAGCACTTGTACCAACGGGGTTTAGAAAGATACTATTTTTTGATGGTAACTCTCATGTGTTTGAGTTTCCAAATGAAAGTACAACTGGTACGGACTTCATGGATTACTATATACAAAAATAATCCATATTTATAGGTATGGAATTTATACCTTGGTCATCTTACTATGAACAGTGGAAACACAAAAAACCACTTAATGAAATTATTGCAAACTACAATATGTGGAAGTTTCAATATGAAGCCCAACAACATAGTTTATGGCTTCAAGGACAAGGATACCCATGTTTACTAATGGAAAGTGGGGATTATGTACTTAATGAAGATGGTACACGAATAAGACTATAATGGCGTTTGACAAAAAAATATCAGAATTACCAATACTCATTGAACCAATACTCAGTGATGTAATACCTATTGTAAATGATAATACCACCAAAAAAATATCATATGGTAATCTAAAAGATACAATCATAAGTGATTTACCACCTGGTATCGGTACAAGTGGACTTGGGTGGGCACGATATGACGATGGTATCTATACAACGGGGTCATCTTATACACTTACAGTTGCTGATGGAGAACAAACTCTTCCAAATTCGGGATCGGTAGTTATAAATCATCACATGCATTCAACTGTTGAATTTTATGATACCGGTTCACAAACTATACAAGTAGAAAATGAAAATGATGTATATGTACAAACCATAGTCCTTAAAGCAAAAACAGGAAACGCCAACTCTGCGTATTTCAGAATACAATTGGATAGTGTAGGTGATACTCCATATGAACGAATTGGTAAAGATTTATTTTTCCCCAAAGGTAATGATGTCTGGCATGAATTCCACGAGGTATTTCAATACTATGGAGATACAGACTTTAAACAAAATGGAAATCGTTGGAAAATACAAGCGTTCAACGCCACAGTAGAAATCGCGGATATCATATATTTTATACAAAGAACTCAAAATCACGGTGGTGAGTGATGTTAGATAAACAAACGTTTTCACACATATTACAAGGAATACTTGACGAACTTTCAGTTCGTATAGATGAAGGTATTGTTGATTTACAAAACCCCAATCATCTACAAAAACTTGGTGAGATATTCGATGAAATGGAATTATACCAAGTAGGAGACCAACTCATCGAAAATCTAATGAGGGAAGATGAAGATGATGACTATACACACCTCGGTGCAGGTATTTATGTATCCAAACGAGATGTTGACCCCGATGGTGGTGCAAAAAAAGGAGCACAAAAATACCGAAAAGATGGGGAAGGTGAAACGGCTTCATATACCGCAATCTCTGATGAAGAAGCCGCACAAATAAGACAAAAACAAGGTGATGCTGGTGAACAAGCAGCTGCTGCGTATAACCAACAACAAGCTAAAGATGGTGGTGAGGGTGGTGAAGAAGGAGAAGAACAAGAAAGAGAAACTTCATTAGACCCATCTACCTCTTCGGGTAAAAACTATACAGACCAACTACCACCTGAAGACCCTGCATCTACCGCAAAAAAGAAAAAAGAGAAACAAAAGACTTCCAAATCCAAAATAGAAAATATAGGAAAGACATTTGGCGAAGAAGGTGAGGGTGATGTTCAAACCAAAAATCAAATGATGGAGTTTGGGTATAATAATTTTGAAGAAAATACAGGTAGTAAACCTGCACCAGGTGGAGCTGGCTCTGCATATAATGAAATAGTATCAGGTGAAGGGGTTCATGTCTTGGAACAAAATCCTGATATGACTGAAGAGGAACTTTCTGTTTATCTACAAGACAAATATGGAAAAACAAATCTTGGTGCAGAACAAAAAGAAACATCTGGTATACCTAGAAATCCTGAAATAGAAAAAAGAAGAGAAGACGCAATAGGAAATGGAACAACATCTAACCCCGAATTTCCTCAAGAATATCAAAAAATACAACAAGAAAGAGCAACATATTCCAAATCAAGAATCGCTGCAAGGTCTGCAATTACAAAATATAAAAAAACAAAAAAGAGAGTAAAAAATTTACAAGAAGGTGGAAAATTCGGTACACAAACCAAATTACAAACTTTCTATGGTGCCGATAGTTCAATACAATCACAAGTTGAGATGGTGGAGGGTGCACAAAAGATTTACTTACCGAATGGTACTGAAGTCCAAAAAGATGATTTAGTCACTTTTATCAGGGCAGGTGGAGGTGGAATGAACCCATCAGATACCGCAACCTTTGTAACTGACGAAAATGGAAATTTGTTGGTGCAATTTCATAGTGATAAAACAACAACAGGTGATATACAGGATAATTCCACTTTATCCTATGAAAGTCAAAATTATAAATCTTACATCAATGATTTAGATTTACCCGATGAAGAAAAACAGGAGGCTCAAAAAATTGTGGATGATATTTCAGAGGAAATAGAAAAAATTGAAGAACAATATACAAATCAGTCACAATCAATTGCTACAAATCTTGGTGAAATAGATAGAAAAAGACAAGTAGATATTATCAAAAATGATAAAGGAACACTCAAGAAAAATTTGAAAAATGCAATTTATGGAAAAAGAGGAATTAAGCCTCAGTATTTAGATTACGTACCAGACGGAACAGACCCTGTAAACTTAACACTTGAACAAGAATACGAAATGGTTAGAAAACTTGTTTCCGATGGAAATGCTAAGGCTGCTGATGCGAAGGTTGTAAACAAAGTAGCACTAGCACTACAAAAAGAAGATTCAAGTATTCAAGGTATTGATGTGAAAAAAATATTGTCAGAACAAAGAGAAAAAGTTGTGACTTTACAACGAGAACGAGTAAATAAACTCAATCAGTTTCAGACCCGCATAGGAGATAAACCAGTTCAGGTTGGAACTTTGATGGAAGCAAATGAAACAATTCGTGGATTTCATCTTAGTATGATGGATTATCCTCCAAAAACATATACACCAGGAAATCCAAATTCGATTGCGGGTTCTGCTATCGATGTCAATATGGGTGGAACAAATGTTGATGGACAGACATTGAGAGGATGTATTGGTGTATCAAGTTCAACGGAGTTTAAGCAAAAATTTAGACTTGAAGAAACGGATGAATTACAATATGATAATCAAGGAAATGTCACAGGTAAGAAAGTTTACACATATGCTGTTGATTCAGAAGGAAAAAGAATAGAAATAGGATATAAAACATATCGAAGCAAAACGGGTGCAACTGGTAAGACTAATAACACTATGAGTTATAGTAAAGAAATGCAAGATTGTTTTAAATCAAAACAATCCTAACCTCTCCATCTCCCATCTTATATTTATAGATACTAAATAAAGAGAAGATGAAATGCAAACTCAACTTTTGTGTACCTTTACCAATAGAGACGAACTACAAGAGACTCTCCAAAAAATACGTGAAACGTATACAATCGTGTATAACTTTATCTACGTTCTACAAAACAAGTCTAATTTAGATGAATTATACATTACATTCAATATAGATACCACAAAACGACCTGAAAAGTCCCTCCCAAATACAATCTTGGTACACAGAAAAAAACAATCTAATACTCTTTATACCATAAACGCGTTAAATGAGTTGATTAAAGAAGAAAATAATGGTATATTAGAAGAAGTATCCACAAATGACAGACGAGTTTAAACGAATTATGTTTACTCAATATGAGTTATTCTGTCTTAAACAATCAAATTACGGCCCTGATAATATTGCTGTTGGAACCCAACTTCGTACTACCGATGATATTCGTATATCTCTCACTGGAATCTGGTTCAGAATGCAAGATAAAGTACAACGATTAAAAAATTTAGTTGTACTTGGTAAAAAAGATAATGTTGGTGAAAACACCACCGATACACTTAGTGACCTATCAGTATATGGAATCATAGCTCAAATAGTACAAAATGGCAAATGGGCTAAATAGTATTTAAAAATGTTGTATTTTATCATTTATCCATATTTATATATATGATAATATACAAAGTTAAAAATACCGTTAATAAAAAAGTTTATATTGGAAAAACAACACAAACACTTGATGAAAGAAGGAAAAGACATGAGAAAATTGCAAAGTATAATCCAAAAACTCATTTTCATCGGTCTATAAAAAAATATGGTAATCTTACATTTGAATGGGAAATAATTGATACCACCGATAATATTGAAAGATTAAATGAACTTGAACGCAAATATATTTCAGATTTTGATACTTTTAAGAATGGATATAATATGACATTAGGTGGCGACGGGGGAGATACCATATCTCATAAATCAAATGAACAAAAAAAGAATCAAGGTGCAAAAAAGGGAAACATACCTTGGAATAAAGGTAAATCAATGAAATCACTTGGATACACCTATGAACATATTAGACCAAGAACGTTTACAGAAGAACAAAAACAAAAACATTCACAATTGATAAAAGAATCAAAAAAATTTAAAGAAGGTATTAAAAAAAGAAAACCAGCAAAAGTTGTCGTCATACAAGATGACACGGGAAGGATATGGGGAAGACAAAAAGATTTTATTGAATACATGAAAAAAGAATATGATATTTCACATCATAAAGTAAGGAGTGGACTATCAGGTGATAGATGGGAATATAAAAATAGAATTTTTACAGTAATAAAAAGAAAATAATTCTTCCGTTTTCTTTTCAACATTATATATATTTTTACAACCTATGGTTGTGATTAAACATAAACAATAAACAATAAAACATAAGAGGTAAAATCTCATGGCACCAAGTACGAATCGTTCCTTACAAGTTCAACAAAGATAATCCCTTTATTGAACTCTACTTTCACTACAACGTAAACAACAAAACCTATCTATCCCCACAGTCTTTTAACAGACCCGACCCTATCGTAGAGTTTGCGGACAAGTTAAAGAGAATGGGTGATAAGGAAGATTGGAGAGCCGCCAAACAAATGGAACCCAAACTCCGTACTTTCGTTCCTGTCATCGTTCGTGGTGAAGAAGGTGAAGGAGTTCGTTTTTGGGGATTTGGTAAAACAGTATACCAAGAAATTCTTGGGTATATTGCTGACCCTGATTACGGGGACATTACCGATCCACAAACTGGTCGTGATTTAACCATCGAGTACACATCTGCAGAAGACGCGGGTACATCATATCCAACAACAACGATTCGAGTAAAACCAAAAGAATCACCGTTGGTAGAAGACTCTACACAAGTCACAAATCTGCTAGAAAACCAAACAGAGATTACTGATTTGTATCAAGAGTTATCTTATGATGAACTTAAAGATGTGTTGGAAAGTTGGTTAAATCCAAACTCCACGGGTGAAGAAAGTGGTGAGTCATCTGTATCACAAGAATCACTTACTCCATCAACACCAAAA